GTGCTGGCCAAAAAGATAGAAGCCTCAAGTGCAAACCCTAAAGGCATGGCCCAGTATTTTTTGAGTCAGCAGAACTTACACAAGCTAACACTATTAATTCCCGACCCAGAAGCACGGGGGATTTTCATAAGACAGACTGAGTTGCTGTCCGGCTTTGTTGATGTAAAGAATAAAATACTTGCTGGATCACAGAGTGTAGAAAAGCTGGCAGCAGATGCAGCAGAAGAAGAAATGAACCAGGGACTACGGGCTGCAGCAAATATTGCAAACCGTAATCCTGCAGGGTTAATGGTCCAAGCACAGGAACTTGGAGGTGGTGCTAGACGTGCTGGCAGATTGGATGCAGCAGGGTCAAAGATGTACCAGCAGCAATCCCCCAAGATACAGGCAGACCATGAGGCAAGTCTAATTACTAATAAGTTACTGAAGAATCAAATGAGGGGTAAAACTTTACTTGATAGTGGAGGTGCTGGTGGGGGTTCTTCTCTTATGAACTCCCTGCTTCAGTAGTAATATCAATGAACTTGCCAACACTTACAGGCAGGTGATAGAACATCTCCCCATCGGGATTCCAAGAGTTTGGGAAGTTTTCAATGTACTCATCCTTCATATCCTGAGAGTGAACACAAAATGCTTTTGAGCAGTCACAGTTCATCACCCAAAAAATAACTCTCTTTCCTCCCTCCATCAGCCTTTTCTTCCGTGCTGGAATCCTGATAACATCCCAACTAGCATTCCACTCACCCTTCCAGATTTTCTTAATCTCCACCTCGTGAAAGACTTCCTGAAATGCTTTTATGTCTGGGCCGTAATCTTCCACGATAACTGTCGGGATACCTTTTGAATCTAAATAGTCCCTGAGTGCTTGTTTCCCTTTTGGATCACTCTCGTTATATTCCTCACGGTTGAACGACATTTTTAATTCCTATGAGATATTTTGCAATCAGTATTGCATCAGCAATGCCATGATCTTTTTTCCTACCTAATACTAGGTCCGGGTATAGTTGCCCAACCCTCATTATTGATGCTTCTTTTTCTTTGGGCATATCGTGCATCATAACCTTTTTCCAAGTCTTTGGATGTATGAGTTGATATTCCAGCTTTAGTCCAGCACAAACACCTCGTAAAAAGCCATAGGATGCCATGTAACGGCCCGTAGATGAAATACCCTGAGAAGGCATTGTCTGAGCTTTTTCTATGCCCACACAGAGAGGTCTGAAGCCTTCCAGAATTACACGGATTTTTGGTTCATTCAGCTCTCGTTTTTTGCCAACCATGATTATTGGCATGTCAGTCTGCATTAGGATTTCCCCGGCATCATTTAAAACAGCAATGGCACCGGAAAAACCTACATCAATTCCACAGTAGTTCATGCTACTTTTGGAAACTTCTGGTTAAGCTCTCCTGCACCTTCAGGTTCACCCCCGGTATTTAATTCCCGGTAATGTAATTTTAGGCTCTGTATTTCAACATCAGTAACATATTTTACGGGGTGCCCAAGCCACTCCTCAAGTTCTTCCAGGGTAACCCCAAGTTGGGCAAATGCTCCAACCATTTTAGTTACACGGTCATCAATAGGTTCAGACACAGGTTCAGACACAGGTTCAGACACAGGTTCAGACACAGGTGCTTTATCCATTTCCTTTTTCATTGAGATGGCACCGTTCACCTCTTCAGCAGATGCTATGCCTTCCCTCGATCCGACACCCTTAAAACCAAGTGCCCTGCCATAAGCAGAAGTCTCACAGTTTTCCACATAAGATGTTGAATTAACTGTAGCTTTTTTGTTGGCCTGAAATTCGTGAGCATGCCCAACTGCCTTAACAACCCCATTTTCATCTTCCACCCATGCTTTTATTAAGACGTTCCCAGTCTCAAAACATATATTAAGAACCTCAGATTTTAACGACCAATTCGGATTCTGCAACCAGAAATGGTGTACCCTTTCTGGAACTTCAACGTAGTCCTTCCCATGTATATTCGTTGTTTTTATTTTCATCTCTCTCTCCTAGTGATAGATTTCCTTGAACCCCCACCGTGGCAGGGATATTTCAACGGCATCGGGAGAATACCCGGCATACCGATCTTCTTCTGGCATCTCTTGATAATTTACATACTTCCGTAAATCATTATCTGCCACCATCCAACCTTCATCCTTCGACCTGCTATCTAGCACATAGATTGCTATAGAAAATGGCAGGACATTCTCAACAACTAGAAAAACAAAGGTTGGTGACTTCCGGGTGGCAACCTGCACACCCTTGCTGTACCATGCATCCTGAACATGATACCTGAAGTTTGCTATGCTTCTTGCAAACCCCTCTTCAGAAGCATCGTTGCTGGTCTTCAAATCAATGATATATTCTCCTCCTCCGATCATCCAATCTGGACGACACTTGCAACCTACACCCTGCATCTCCCAAAAAATTGAGACTTCTGGTTCTCCCTCCTCAAAATAGGATTTGAACCGGGGATGCTTCTCAGTTTTTTCCTTCATCCTCATCAGGTTTTCATAGTCTTGAAACTTTAAGACTTCCTGACCTTCTTTCTTCCCTTCCTCAATTTCCTTCTTCTCCTTTTTACCCTCTGCAGTACGACCATCCAAGCCTGTCCCTTGTATGTAGTCCTTGTCGAAATTATCGGGTTCCAAGATTAGGGCATGAAATGCAGTCCCGAATCTCATCTTATCTGTGGCAGGTTTACGAGGAGCATAAAAATGATCCATGCTTTTATGTATCTGATCCAAACTGGACTTGGAAATATCCGGCTTGGCATGGTACTCCTCGTTAGTTAAATCCCTTCTTATATCAACCATGTCTCTCCCTTTGGTTTAAAATGGCACATCATCCAGAACAGGTTTTGCTTCCGGCTTTGGTGCATATTCATAGATGCTACTTGTAGAACTTTCACTGTCCTTTTTGGGATCAAGAAACTGAAGATTATGTATCACAATCTCAGTCTTATATTTCGTTTCACCATCCGGTGTATCCCACTTAGACGTTTGGAGTTTTCCTTCACAAAAGATATTGGAACCCTTTGCCAAATAATCCCGTGAAAGTTCAGCCTGTTTGCCCCATGCCACTATATTGTGCCATTCGGTTTTCTCGACCTTATCTCCCTGCTTGTCTGTCCAATACTCATTTGTAGCAATCGAAAAATTTGCAACTGCTCCACTTGATGTTTCCCGTACTATGGGGTCTGCACCTAGTCTGCCGACTAGAAATACTTTATTTACATTTGCCATATTATCTCCTTACAAGTCATAGTAATTAGTTTCAGTTTGCTGCTGCACTGGGGTCTCAGCATATTCTTTAACCCCGGTGTAGATGCCAGCACCATGCGTGGCATACCAGTCCCAACCATTATCAAAATTAACACTTGGCAGAGGCTGGTTGGGTTCGTCTGCCAGGACTGTTATCATTCCTCCCCTGTCCCTGTACTCCTCCATTGCCACTTGAATGGTGAGTCGTTCATCATATCGTTCATCGTTCTTGAGGATTTTAAGGTCGTACCCAACCTCACGAACTGTGGGTTGTGGAATTTTACTCTCCTCAACCTTCCTCTTCTTGTCTAAATTCTTTAAATAAAAATGCCTAAAACCTAACCCCTCCTTTACATATCTGGAAGAACATTGTGGGCTGCAGTTCTGCCTGTGGGGTGATGCTTTAAACTTCGTGCCACATACCCGACAAGTTTTAAGCACATGCCCCTTTTTATTCCGTTCCCTTATGTCATGGTTACGTTTTTCTGCTGACTCCCTGTACCACTTCATCCTGCAGATTTTAGAACACTTGTCATTATTTTTCTTGATCGGCTGGAAAGACTCCCCACATACAATACACAACCTTTTTTTCAGTTTTGCCATCGTCTTAACTCCCGGTAACATTCAAATGAACAAGCTACCTCCTCAAAATCTTGAGTGAGGAACTTATTGTCACAGACTATACAGCACTTAGTTTTTGTTCCCTTCCACTTTTCTCTTGCCTCCATTCTCCGAGCATGTACCTGCTCCTGCTTCCTCCGGTTGTAAAGTATCTCCTTCGTCAAACCCTTGACACTCATCACATATCCTCTCATTATTGAACGGTAAAAAAGGGTGCCCACACATCTCACATGGCACACAGTCCTTATACGTGTTGGGCATCTCTCTTGACTATACAGGGTGTTATACGAGTGTGCTTATTATTCCTAAAGTATCTCCAGTGCCCCTTTCTGACGGTTTCATTTCCCTGACATTTCTTTTTCAGTTTCTTGTATAATAAATACTCCTTAATCCATAAAATCATATTCCTCCATTTTGGTTCTTGTAATAAACGTAATCCCTGCCGTATGCATCACGGGTCATCTTAAACTCCAACCCATGCTCAGAAACACCATGCACGGGCAGGGAACAAAGCATGCCATGTTCGGGCTTTGCCTTTGCAGAATTCATCAAGTCTTTAATAATATTCTTGAAGTTGTCCGGCATCGGCACCCCATTTCTGGCATGCTCGATTTGAGGAACGTCAGTCCGTTGCCCTGATCGTTCTGATTGCCCCTTTGTTTTCTCCAGAAAAACAGCAATGGTGGGGTAAAATTCACATTCGGTCAGGCACCTCCGTGTGCCCTTTAGTATAGCTTCCATGCTCAAATCTTTTAACGAGTTAAACCACAGTACGGATAACTCCTTAGTTGTTACTTTACGGAAGTTCTCTGAGAATCCTGCCAGTGCTAGCAGAATTGCTTGTTCCTTCGTTTTTTCCATGCTCTCCCTTTTCGATTATTGCTGGTTTAAGCCATGAGTTTTCGTCCCTTATTCTCTCATCGGCAGTTGGAAACTTAGTCAGTGATTTTGATGATGCCTTGTCGGGTATAACAACACCCTGCCATCCAGCACATATTGCATTACTGAGCAGGTCGTTTGGATCGTGACCATCCTGCTCTGCCTTGCCAAGTTTTTTCAGCATTAACTTTTCTGCATATTTAGACATCGGCTTTCTGATATGCTTCCTGTGGATTTTAAATTGATCCCATATATCTACTTCAAGCCAATCTGGAATTTCTTCGGGTGGGGGTATTAAGTTCCCTTTATAGTTCTCTTTATAGTTATGGGTACTTGATTCGTGTACCCCTATGGTACTTGATTCGTGTACCCCTATGGTACTTGATTCAGGTACGGTACATGATTCGTGTACCCCCCCTAGTTCTGGAACGGTTATTTTATAGTTGTATTTCTTAGTATCAATGTCCCAGAATTTAAGCAACCAGCCCAAACTAACCAGTTGAGTTGTGGTTCGGGAAATTGATGTGGTTCTAATGCCTGTTCGTTTTGATATTGCTTCACGGGATGGGAAGCATAGGTGGGTGTTTTTATTCCGGTAACTGAACAATGCCAGCAGTACCTTTATTTGTAATAGAGTCAATCTGCTATCCTCTATTATCTCTCTTGAGCAAAATATAAAGTTGCCCTCAATTTGTTTATCATCCATGATTTTTTCTCTCCAGAAACTCTTCGTATGATATTTGACTACCTTTCTCAATGTTGCAATCCCTGCAACAGACGACTAAATTACCCTCATCCTTTACCTCTTCCTTCGTTAATGACATAAGGGGTCTTTTGTGATCCAGAACAAAATTGTCTGGGGTAACCCTCTTCTTACAGTAATGGCATCCTACTGTGCCTAAGTCCTGCCTTTGTGCTTCTACCCACTTTCGTATTATAACCTGTCTGGGGTATCCTCCTTTAAAACTTCTTATGTGCCCTAAATCCCTGTTCCTGTAGTATGCTTTTTTGTCCTTGCATGAGATCGAACAAAACTTTTGTCGGGTCCACTGATTTCCTGATGGGTAATATTTATTACCACAGTATTCACAAACCTTTTTATCTGGCATGCCAGCAGATCAGTCGTAATTTCTTGGCTGCCACTTTCCGTGACTATGCCAGTAGAAATGTTGATAGTCCTTCATGCTTGCAAGGTAACAATCTGAAGAACAAAACTTCTTTCTCTTCTGTTGTTTATCTGGGGGGTTTATTATTTCTACCCCACATTCTTTGCAATTCATTGCAGGGTAGGTTTGATGTTTGAAACAGCATCCGAATATCTTTCGGCCCATGTATTCACCTCAAAATTCCTGGTGATAATTAGGGTTTTTGCTGCATCCTCAATTTTGGCCCTGAGTTTCAAGTCAAGGACACGTGAAATTGTGGACTGGGATTCACCAGATATTTCGGCTATTTCCCTTAACTTTACTCCATACTTCCGAATCTGTTGCCTGAGATCATCCATGATCCTCCGTAAATTTATTGAACAATTTTAATATAGTAGACCTAGTATACTATATAGACAATCAAACATCAAACTTTTTTTACCCTTTTTTAAAATAAATTAATTATCCGTTAATTAAAACGGTGGAGAGTTTGCTTCTCTCTCCCTGTTGACACATTCTCTAACGGCCTTTTCAATAAACTTTTGAAACGACACTTGGAACCCTACCTTTTTCTCATAGGCAGGAAGAATGTTTTTTACTTGTTGGGCTAACTCTGCCTGTACTCTGACTTGACTGTACCCTTTTTTAATTTCCATGTTTCTCCTTTTTGGTTTCGGCTTTACCTTTTATACTATCGGTAAATGGGTTAGGTAATTTGGTAAAATCCGTATTCTCATCAATATAGAATACACGATCTGTACCAAAAACGTGTGTTAAAACGTTAATAAATTCATCAACGTCTAGTTTATCATCCTCCATGCTCCTCCTTTTCTTCATTGTGCAGGCCCGGATAAATCTTTGCTTGGGCCTCATCACTCATCACGGCTTTCATTCTGGCATCAAACTCACTCATGCCTTCGGCCATGTATTTTTCCTTCAGTGTATCAAGGAGTTTATCAAAGTCACTTTCTTTCTTAACTATTAATACTGGCATATTCCCTCCAATTTTTTAATACGAGCAGTATGGGTTTTGAAGCCTTCCAATAAGTTAAGCCTCCATTCTGCTTCCTCTTTTTTAATGTTAGAAAACAATGCTGTTAATTCCTCTTCCTCCCTTTCCAGAAAGTCATCGAGCTTGGCATCTATTTCCTTGCTTATCATCAGCTTTATATCTTTGGCCAATGATTTTGCAATAATTTCCTGATCTTCCATATTACCTCTTGTGCTATAATGTTAGATTTAAAGGGGTGCCACGGTATGCAACACCCCCGGTTTTTGCCCCTACGGACGTTCTGAGAGTCCAGTTTTGGCTTTATCCAACCAATTATCGGCTTTTCCGTAATAATCGGCCATTGCCTCATCGACTCCACATTGGGAACAAATCTCAGTCCTGTTATCCCTTCGGGATATTGCCGGAAAATCAAACGTGCTTTTCTGGCATCTCGGACATTTCCATGCTCTAGGTTTCATACTGACCCCCGGAACTTAGAAAGTTTTTCATCAATGGCATTATTGATGAACTCCTGAAGACTGGGCCGAACTCCCAACTCCTCCTCCACCAAATCAAAAAATGCCTCTATCTTCTCGATACTCGTAATCGGAATATCGAGTGCTGGCATCCCTGGTTTCGGCTTTGGCTTTATAATTACCTTTTCCTTTTCGGGCAGGACTGCCGAATCCAAAAGGTTTTCCGACAGTGTGGCAGATGGGTGGCTTAAAATTGCCTTCTGCTGTCTTTTCCTCCAAGACTTTTTCATGGCCTTTGAACGGTTCTTAAACTTGAGGGCCTCCTTCTTGCCATTTGAAATGGCTAGGCCGACAGCTTTCTTACTCTGCTTGTACCAAGTTTTGCTGGCATGTGCTTCTTTGCACTGGGCCGACCACTTGGCTTTCCTTTCTTCCGACCAGTCCATTTTTGGATTAGTCGTTTTCCTCGTATATGTACTTTTTCCCATAATAAACCTCTTTCATGGAATTAACTTATGATGATGGCACCATTGCCAGCATCCACCAGACCCCTCCCCGGAAGGTGGGGCCTCGTAGGGAACTTCTTAAAGTTCTTCTGCCTTTGCTTTTCCGTTTCGGCTTTACCTTTTAGCTTTTTCATATTACCTTTTTCATTTGACATTAAATTAGCAAAATGCTAATATTAAATACTACCTATGACCTCTTGGTAGTGTTAGTTACTCCGGTCCTGTCTTGCTTGTGGTATGATGGGGCCGGAACTCCCACCATGCCAGCATGCTAGCTAGACTTTTGAATTTCCTCTAGCTCAAAAATTACTTTCTCCATTGCTTCCTTCCACCCCAAAGCATGACCGTGCTGTAGGTCATCCTCAAATAAAGTAGGACTCATTAAATCCCTGTCATGGTCATAGTGGATTTGATAAAACTCCTCCACCAATGCTTGTATTTTAGTTTTTGCTATATCTTCCATATTAACCCCTCTGTTAATGTTAGCAAATGATGGCAGAATTACCATCCACGGGGGCACCTTAAATGCCCCCTAAGATGAAAACTTAGTCCTCATTAGGTAGCATGATTGTCAGGACAGGTTCGGCATTATCACCCGGTCCGATGTTAATTTTAAGAGTCGTTTCTTCGGCCCCTGTAAAATCATCAATAGCCCCGGAATTGTTGGGCTTTGTTCCTCTCGGAATTACATTTAATATATAATGTAAATCTTCGGACTGGTCCCGTGTTGATCTTATTTTAAAGAATGCCATTTTCAGCACGTCCCACTGTCTGCCGTCTATGCTTTGCCCGTATCCGTTTGCCTCATCTTCAGGCCAGTCTATGCAGTCATGCCAGACTGCTGTTGTTACTGCCACCGGAATACTGAACCCGGCTTCTTTTGCCATCTCTGACACATCCACCAGCACCCCATCAGCAAGGGCATCCTGCCGGGTGTACCGTGATATAACAGGACCAAAAAAGGCTTCGGCTTTACCTTTTTGAGTCTCGGCTTTACCGTATGTATTAGGCATATTAACCTCATTTTAAAAGTATGAAATGATCCATTTTTGGACCAAAAAACCGGAGCATGTGGACCCCGGAGTGCTTGCACCATGCAATACACTAACAAGGGCATGCTAGCACACCCTTGATGCTGTATTACTTACATGCTGGTAAACTTAAATCACCCCCGGATACGGTTGCAACTTTAACCGTGCTTGCAAGGCCATTACTCCCCCCAGTTTTATATACATAAAAAACATCTTTACCGTTTTCATGTACGGCCTCAATTTCAATCCCTGTATCCCAACCGTCACACGTTACATGCAACCCGGTTGTTTTATGTCCTAACCGGGATGTTGTACCCCTTGAACCTTGTATGGTCCCTCTAAACTGTGCCATATTGACCCCTCAAAAAATTAGTGTTAAATCGTCTTAAAAATGGCCCTTAATGGGCCGTTAGTGTTTGCACCATGCCAACACTACCAAGAGCATATAAAATGCCCTTGATGCTGTCTGCATGCTACTCGTTTTCAGTATGGGTATTGAAACTTCTATCAATACTCTCAGGTTCAAACTGGGACGGCCCTATATCAATGGCCCCGTCTATACCCGTGCTTTCACACGAGCCGTAACCGTTACGGCATAAAGCCGGACCGTATAGCTCAACAAGCCGAAAGCCTAACCGTCTTAGCATGCTGGGATGTATCATTACAAATGCCATCCGGTCAAGCTCGACATGCTCGTTATAATCTTTAATTATTATGTCTAATTTCATCGGACATGCCCGGTCCATTGTGTGATGATATGCTATAAGCCGGACCCGGTACCCGGCTTGCTCCAAATTATCAATATTTGATAGGACCTGCACACCCCTAGCAATGATTTGGTTTTTCTTTTTGTTGGCCCCATAAGCATAAGAAAAATATACATCAACAAACTTTATGCCGTCTTTAATTACGTTTTCATAAGTTACCATGTTTTCAGGTTCATTATTTAAAAAACGGTCTATATCCGGCTCATCGCCGGATACATCAAAAAACGGTTGTATTACTGGCCCTTGTGCTTGCTTTAGTTCCCCCATTGCATCGGTTAGTTTCTTGACCCCCTCAGGATAACCGTTTGAAGCCATGCCCATAGCTTCGGCATAATTTTCGGTACCAGTAAATTTAAAATCCGAGTAGGTGCTGGCATGTTCCGGGGCCTTCTTCCATTTCTTATTGTTTAAACAAACATCCATCACCTCGTCAAATGAAAACGTTTTTTCAACTGTCTTTTTTGAGTTACGTTTTGCCATTACTCCCCCTTTAACTTGCTAATTGTTGAAGAATCCAAACCTTTAAAAATCAGACCCTGTAAAATATCTTTTTCGGACATGCCCCCCTTGAGAAGCCTAACCCCATAAATTGATGACCGGGGTGATACTGTAACTCTCAGTTTTGCCCTGCTGGCATTTGCTCGTAGTTCCTGTATTTTAGACACAAGGGCCTTGCTCTTATCGTCATCAGCCCCGGATATGTTGTTTTCAAGGCTTTCATCAATACCCCATTCAATAACATAAAACCGTTGCAAGGTTGCCTCATCTAATTGTGTCCGGCCAACATACTGCCTATCGGCCCCGGTACCGTATGTATTGCCCCCGGCTAAAATATAGAAGTTATCATGTTTTTTGAGCATGCCCTCAGGGGTTGCCATACTGCCATTACTCATCACCATATTAAGTATTGTTAAAACCCCAGCATTCCCGGCATCAATCTCATCAATGAGAAAAACACCCCCATTTTTAACACACCGTATCAGCCCGGTCTCGTGATATGTTCCCCCGGCATCGATAAAGCCGATTAAATCACTTTTACTTGTCATCGGCCCTACAGAAATGGCTTCAAACGGTAAATTTACTGCTTTAGCCAACTGTTCGGCTGAATGGGTTTTGCCGGACCCGGACGGTCCAGCCAAATAAGCCGGAATGCCAGCAGAAAAACAGTCTAACAGTCTTTTAAAGTTTTTATGCTGGACCCCTACATCCACAACCGGACGGTCTGAAAACTGGACCTTAATTGTTTTGCTTTCCGGCTGGTGCTGTTTAATGAGGTCAATGATACGGTCCTCATCAATAATCTGTTTAGTTTCAATGTTACCGATTAAAGGCTGGAGTGCTGATTGCAGTTTGGCAAGATAATCACTGGCCTCACCGTTAAACTTTGGGGGGGTTGTTGTGGTTGTGGTTGTGGTTGTGGTCTCTTCGGGGGTGTATTCAGTACCAGCCAACCAAGCCAGCAACTGTTCTTTATTAGCCCCTGAAATTGCAACACCGGGAGCCGGGGGAGTTTGCATGTTCCGGGCATGCTTTCTTAATTCGGAAACTGTCATATTATTGTACATACTTTCCTCTTGATTGATTGTTAGTTTATCCGGGTTGTGGCCCGGTGCCTTGAGACCCCTCAAGGGCTTGGTGCTGGAAATGTAAAAATAAGAATATTCTACAGATTTGTGAAAAACCCGTCAAGCTAAATAATGCACTTCGTATTCCATTATTATGAAATGCTATTTAAACACTATGATTTCAGCTACTTAATACAAGCAACCAAAGCAAAATAAATTAGCCGAAAAAACACGTTTTGAAACCGTTTGAAGCAAAACAGGCTTAAAGTGTTGAAATTACAGCATTAAAACGTAATAAAAAACACGGCTATTTTATAACCGGGCAAAACTGGCCTCAAGTTCGGCTATTTCATCGGCACATTCGGCCATTACTTCAGCCAAAAAACAATACTCATCGAAGCACACCGGGCACTGGTTCAAATGCTTAATGTATTTGGTCCGGGCTGGTCCGGTCATACCGTCTAAAAAACTGGCCATTTGATTGACTGTGAAACATTCCATCTTATACCGTATTGGTTAAGGTTGTTAAACTACGGCCTCAAACACCATTGTTGAAGGCCTTACTATGTTAGACGTGCAAAACTTCAAAATGGTAAAAAATAAACCGGAAAGCCTTGCAACTACCATAAAACAAGCCTAACCCCGGTATATAACCAAACACAACCCCGGACCCTGTAAAACCCTCAGTTTTGCCTAGTAGCACGTCCACCACTGCAATAAGTTGAGAGACCCTATCCGATTGTATGCAGTGTGTATACATTGTGTTAAAGCTCGATTTAAAGACGATTACCCCTATTGGCCTGTAAAACTGCACTCTCAGCAAAACCAAAAAACCGGACCCGAAAGCCTAACGTGTGAGTAATATAAACAAGTAAGTATTTAACCCCTTTAGGGGTTATACTTACGTAGTTATATATTACTAAACGGACGGCTCCAAAATGACCTACATTTTCGGCTACATACTTTGCTACATACTTTGCTAATTATCGGCAAGGTTGGAAGGGCTAAAAATATCCGGTGCAAGCATGCCATCCGGACGGCCTCACGTGTGCATGAGGTGCCAGCATGAACCAGCAGCCGAAACTTTGCCCGTCAAACCCCCGGAACGGTAGCAATACCAACGATCTAGCACGTATTTGGTCCGGTTTGGATGGTGCTAGCATGGCCCAGACCTCCGGAATGCCTTGCAGTTGCTGGCTTGAACCCCCCCGATCATGTGAGCAGTGGGGCTGATTCAGATGCAACTTAACCCCCCGCAACGGACCGTTCCCATTTTTTTATTTGCATTTCAGGAAAAATTTCTTTAAAACTAATATATAAATAAAAATTCAACAAAGGGGAGTAATGTCATCAGAGACAAGGCAGGAGAGGAAGAAACGGAACAAGAGGGAGTATGCAGAGGTAAAGTTATCGAGTGTATCCCAGATACAGGAGAAGGAGCAGGAGAGCAATTTTAAGGGAACGGAGGTAGTACCAGGCAGTGATGACGAGAAGTTCTGGGACGATTTTTTCAGTAGGATAGAGATGGGAGAGACCCTTCAGGGGTTTGCCATAGAGCATAACATGACGAACCAATCGTTGCGGAGGAGGTTACGTAGTGGAGATTTACATGAGAGGTTCATCGAGGCCCATCAGGGAAGGGCAGTATATCATGCCCAGAGCATTGAGGGAATGATAGATCGTTTAGAGTCAGGAGATGTAGAGAGTGATGTTGCACGAGTATCTATAGATGCCCGGAAGTGGTTAGCAACGAAGTATTATCCGAGGATGTTTGGAGAGAGGCAGGAGGTGAATTTAAAGACAACTGACATGACGAAGGTATATGTTGAGCAGTTAAAGATGATAATGTCGAGTCATGACCAGAGGATGAAGACCATTGAGGTAAAGAGTGAGGTTAAGATGATAGCAAAGGAGGAGGATGAGTGAGGTATGGTATGAGCAATCGAATGAAGACGGGGATATATTTTTAGCCAAGTATCTTCATCCTGAGTGTGAGTTTATTATGGTACACAGGAGCAGGGAAGATATAAAAGACATTCTAAAGGGTTGGTTAAAGGAGCAGAATAAGGAGGAGGATGAGTGAGGTTCAGAGTCAGAAGCAGAAGGAGCAGTGGAGGTCTTATGTACTTTCAAAGCTACGGGTACCTGGTCCATCTGACTATGTTGACGATCAGGAGAATATCAGGAGGATCAGGGAGGAGCCTGATGATGAGGGCAGGGATTTAGGGATCAAGGAGTATTTGGAGAGGTTAAAGAAACTACATAAACAGGCAAGGGAATGAATTTTGAAGAGATAATAAAGGGTTTTTTTGACAGATACGGAAACGACCCGGTTTTATTTGTGACAGAGGTACTGAAGTTGAAGCCTGATCCGTGGCAGGAGCAGGTACTGAGGTGGGTTGGAGAGGGTGAACGTAGGATTTCAGTTCGTTCTGGGCACGGGGTGGGCAAAAGTTCATGTGCATCATGGATTATGATCTGGCATTTGCTGACGAGGTATCCCCAGAAGGCAGTTGTAACGGCTCCAACGGTTAATCAGTTACAGAATGCATTAGCTGCAGAGTGCAAGAGGTGGGTAAATGAGTTGCCGGATGCTTTAAAGGATCAGATTGAGGTATTGGTTGAGACAATTCGTTTAAAGGCAGCACCTGCAGAGAGTTTTATCTCATTTTCTGTGAGCAGGGCCGAGACACCAGAGGCCCTGGCAGGAGTTCATAGTGACTATGTTTTGTTGATTGCAGATGAGGCATCAGGTGTTCCAGAGGGTGTATTTGAGGCAGCATCCGGGTCAATGTCAGGAGAGTCGGCCTGCACCATTTTATTGGGCAACCCTGTACGTAGTACAGGTATGTTTTACAATACACACACCAAACTTGGGGCATATTGGAAGACATTAAAGGTATCGTGCATTGATTCTCCAAGGGTATCAGATGATTATGTTGCAGACATGAAGTTGAGGTACTCTGAGTCAAGCAATGCTTTCAGGGTACGTGTTTTAGGTGAGTTTCCTGTTTCAGATGATGATACTATCATTCCCAGAGAGATGATTGAGGCAGCAATAGACAGGCAAGTTAAGGGAACAGGAGGATCAGTTGTGCTAGGAGTTGACGTGGCACGTAGGGGAAAGGATGCCAGTGCAATTTGCATACGTCAGGGCAACCATGTACTTGGCAGGGAGGTTTTGATACGGAAAAAGCTGGATACAATGCAGGTTGTGGGGTGGATTGAGTCTGAGATGAAGAATTTAACGTCTTCAGGGTACGAAATTGGGGAGGTTTTAATTGACAGCATCGGCCTCGGAGCCGGAGTGGTGGATCGTTTGCTTGAAAAGGGTATTGATGTACGTGGAATCAATGTTTCGGAGTCTCCAAGTGTCGGAAGTGAGTATTTTAATCTCAGGAGTGAGTTATGGTGGAGGTGCAGGGACTGGTTTGAGAGGAGGGATTGTTTAATACCAAATGATGAGAAGTTAATTGAAGAATTAGTTGCAGTTCAGCAGGATTATAATTCAGATAAGCTGAGAGTTGAGTCAAAGGAGAAGACACGGAGGAATTTGGATCGTGGGGCATCCCCGGACCGGGCAGATGCTTTTGTATTGACTTTTGCCAGTTATGCCAGCACGTCACAGGAGAGAATTAGCTGGAAAAAGCCTCTTGAGAGGGAAATGCCGGGTATTGTTTAAATAGCACCGATTTAGTGCTAGTTGCTTATTTACTTGACTTTACTGGATTTTGTCAATATTCTTATTAAAAATTCCATATTATGTTAAGTTATTATGCCAACAGAAGCAGAACTTTTAACCCAGTCCTATGAGTTAGAAGACGAGCAAATCAAGTTGTCTGGAAAAGAGGCAATGGAGGAGCAGGAACTTGAAGGGATAATATCCTCTTTAATCGAGGAGGCAGTTGATTACATTGATTTATCTGAGGCACCAGACCGGGTTAAGGCAAGTGACTACTATCAGGGAAAGCCTTTTGGAAATGAAGAGGATGGACGTTCCCAGGTAGTCTCTTTTGATGTCAGGGACACAGTTTCACTGATGCTGCCACAGATTATGAGGACGTTCTTTGGTTCAGAGAAGGTTGTCGAGTTTGTACCCCGTGACGCACAAGATGTTTTAAATGCCGAACAGAGTACGGATTACGTAAATAGTGTTGTTTTAGGGCAGGATAATCCAGCCTTTTCAGTGTTCTATAGTGCTTTTAAAGATGCTCTTGTTAAACGTATAGGAGTTATAAAGATTGACTGGGAGAAGAAGGAAGAAGTAGAGCATGAGGAATTTACACAGCTTGATGATGCCAGTCTGCAGGCACTCTTAGCAGACCCTGATATAGAGGGATCACAGGTTGAGAGTTATCCTGATCCAGACTTCGTGCCACCTCCTCCAGAGGTGCTAGCACAACAAGCTCAGCAAGCACAGCAGGCCCAACAAGCACAACAGGGCCAGCAACCAGTCTCTCCCAACGGGTCACCACCCATGCCTCAAGAGGTGGAAGCACCAATGCTGCATGATGTGGTGATTCGTAGGGTGACTACAGAAGGCCAGATATTTATTGAGGCAATTCCCCCAGAAGAGTTCTTGATAGATAGACGGGCAAAGTCCGTTGATGACTGTGACATTGTGGCACATAGACGATACCTCTCGGTGTCAGAGTTGGTCCAAATGGGCTACGATTTTGACGAGATGCTTTCACTGGCAGGAGGAGAAGACGAATTTGGTACAAACACCGAATATAACGCAAGGCATCCTCTAGGAAACTTTGCAGACAGTTCAACAGGAGGAGATGCCAACAGGAAGGTTTTATACATAGAATCCTATGCAAAAGTGGACTATGACGGAGATGGCATCAGTGAACTCAGGAGGTTCTGCACTGCCGGGACACACCACGAACTATTGCATCATTCTCCAGTAAATTCAATACCATTTGTCGTTTTCAATGGATACCCAGAACCCCACATGTGGAGGGGGCACAGTGTTGCAGACTTGACAATGGACGTGCAACTCATAAAGAGTTCCGTGCTTCGTAACATGCTGGATTCATTAGCAAAATCCATACATCCAGACACATGGTTAGTTGAAGGACAGGTCAACCGGGATGATGTTTTAAGTAACAAGGTTGGTAAGGTAGTACGAACAAGGGCACCGGGAATGATCGGTGAGTTGATGAAGAACTTTTCTGGTAAAGAGGCATTTCCGATGATGGATTACCTTGACCAGATAAAGGAGGATCGAACTGGCATGAGCAAAGCCAGCATGGGTTTAAATCCAGATGCCTTGCAATCATCAACAAAAGCAGCAGTATCGGCAACAGTTTCTGCATCTCAGGCCCAGATCGAGCTTTTATGCAGGGTATTTGCTGAAACTGGCATGAAGCCACTTTTTAAGAAGATACTGAAACTTCTGCATAAGCACCAGGAAAAAACAAGGATGGTTCGTTTGAGGAACCAATGGGTGCCCATTAATCCAAAAGTATGGGACTCAAACATGGATGTCAGTGTTAATGTGGCATTGGGTCTTGGAACAACAGAAGAGAGGATGCAGATGCTTGAAGCTATTTCATTGAAGCAGGCAACAATCCTCAATGAGCAGGGGGTGGATAATCCTTTGGTAACAAATCAGCAGTACCACAATACCCTGACCAAGATGACAGAATTATCGGGTTATAAAGATACACAGAGTTTTTGGACCGATCCGGCAACATATCAACCTCCAGAACCAAAACCACCTGAACCTACACCAGATGAAATATTTGCAAAAGCACAGGCAGATAAGGTTCGTGCCGATATGGAAGTGGATCAGGCAAAACTGACACTGGATCGTGAAAAGATGATACGTGAAGACGATCTGGCACGAGACAAAATGGAATCTGACTTGGAGATGAAGGTTAAGGAACTTGAGAACAAGTATCAGACTACCATCGACCAGACAGAGATAAGAGGAATGATGGAACGGGATCGGGAGCAGATAAAAGCTGAAGCACAACAGATGCTGGCACAACAGCAGCAGCAACAGCAACCACAACAACAAGAGATGGCACCACCGATGCCAATGCCTCCGAGTGATATGAATCCACAACAGATGGGTCCACCAATGGAGCCGATGCAGAATTAGATGACACGAACACCGAAGGATAAACGGGTAAAAAAAGGTGCAGATGCAGAACGTCTGCTAAACGATCCAATAATTCAGGAAATATTTGAAACATTGGAATCACGATACAACAACGCTTGGGTCTCTTCAAATTTAGATGACACTCAGAAAAGGGAGACTATGTTTTTAGCTCTTCATGCTTTGGGAGAATTTAAACTTGAGTTGGAGTCCTTGATTTTAGGGGGCAAATTAGCCCAAAACGAGTAACAACGTGGGTGGGTAATCAGGCAACTGAATAGACCCCTTATCTCACAAGAAAGGAAATATGGCTGAAGAAATCGTTGACGGCAATAACCTACAAACAGGGTCTGAACTTAACGAGGCAGCAAAAATTTGGGGCAACGAACTGGCCTTAGAGAACGGTGAGGAATTGCCGGTGAACGAAGATAACCAGTTGATGTCAGAGTCTGAAGAAGAACCAGACTTAGAGGATGTGCAGGAAGAAGAGTATGAGGAGGATGAGGAAGAACCAGAGGAGCAGCTTTTTGA